ATTTTTGATATTATCTCAGGTATCCCATCAAGTTTTACCTTGAATTGCTACACCACTAAGCTTTATTTATCCCTACTAAAAATACATAAAATTTTCGCTTATATCTGTACGACTAAAGATCGTATAGTTTTACGCTCTATAGAGATAAGTACTACTGGAATTCACCATAGTTGATCCAGTAACTGTACTACATATTATGGGTCCTGACATGGGGATTTCCCTTATTAAGCCGAAATTCACGATTCAGTTACTTTGATTGTGCGGGAAGTAGATAAGTGTATTCTGCTATACCACTGTCAACTGTAATCTGGGCTGCACCCTGATCAGAAATTCTAACTACTTTGTCGCCTGTTAGATTCATAATTGATATGAATTGTTTAACTGGCCACATCCATGCTCGACTCAGTGTTCCACTTACCCCCGCATGAAACACAAAATTAGCACTGTGGGTTGAGGGGTCACCAAAATAAATTTTCAAATCACCCTTATCAGTCTTTAGCGTAAAGTTTCCTTCCTCTGCATTAGCGTTAGCTTGCTTTTTTAAGCGAAGAATACCGGCAACGCTGGGCTCAAATTCAACATTCCAAGTTGCACCCTTGAAATTAAAATTCTTTACTTTATCTTCAACCACTACTTTAGCCATCAAACGGTAATCATTCACGAAATCACTGTTTACAGTTTCAAAGTGAATGGTCGACGGAGTATCCACCCCATCCTTCTGGGTTCTAGCCACTGAAACTTTGGCTTTGTCGTCGTATTCATCGAAGCCCAAGATGATTTGTAACTTATTCAGATTAGGCATACCAAACACACCCTCAAATTCAGGAATAGGGGTCTTGAATTTTCCTAATACTATAACGGATTTGTCTTCGGCAATCGCAGTTATATCAGTTTCTTTGTCAGTACCATTTACTCGTATCAAATCAATTATGCCCAATGATTGGGTATGTTGAATTAAATCCTGTAAGAAATCTTTCATGTGTTATCCTTTATGTTAATTATTTAGGTTATATATATTACTATTATAGTGGAATAGTTTGCGAATATCAATAGCAATTTACCCTATTTCGAACAAATCATCAAATGTACTAAGTATGTCAGTATTATGCCTGATATCCCAATTCAATACGGATAACAAATTATCAATCTTTTCATCTACCAATGTACGTTCCATTTCATGATCATCAAAGGGTAATTGTATAAACCACTCAGGCAATCTAAGTTCATCTGTGGGGTAGGCTATACTTGTAAAATTAAGTGGGTTCGATTTTAATTTGCAAGTTACAATTTTCATACCATCTACAATCATCATACTATAATTATCACCATTCAATCTACGCAAATAGTTCCAATTTAATGCTGCCCTAACATGCCCAGGCAAATTTGCTCTACCCGTTTTACTGTTGTCTTCTAATTCTTTATAGTGAGTTAGTTTATTGACAGATTTAGGGCTGCCTTTAGTCCAAGATTTTTGAGCAGATAACAATACTTTGAAGTTTTTTACTGCACTTATTACCTCATCACGTTGTTTGCCTGCTAGCACCATTTCTAGTATAGTCATCAAGAATTCTTGAACATATTTGGGAGTATCTGCCCGTTTTAGATCAAGTCCCATGGCTTTAATTTTACCCATTTTGCCATTAATATCTTGCCGCTTGCCTTCTTTGTCATATATGTTTAGCGCATAGCGTTTTTTAGTAATGAACAATCCGCGATCTGCGACCAACTCACGTCCTGCATTAATAATAGCGCCATTTTTCCTGGTGGTATGAAATGCCTTCTCCATGAATTCTGGAAACGTTTGATTTACTTGTTCTGCTATTGTATCATACAGTTTTACTACATTATCTTTATTCCACGCCAAACCATCAGCCTCAACTATGGGCTTAAGAGAAACCGCAGTAAAAAAACAACTATCGGTGTCGCCATATACAATAGCATCTCCATCGTGCTTATAGCTATTCGTAATGATTTCATTAGTTTGACTCATCATATGTTTGACGATTTGACGACCCGTTAGAGTAACACTTTGGCCAATTCGCTTGTCCCAAAATCTACAATGTGAATTCAATAGCGCGCCATATGCGGAATTTAGTAGAATTTTACGGACTAACTGCCTTTTGTCCCAGTATTCTTGGTCTTCCTTAGTGGTAGACTCTTTCATTTTTTTCTGTTGGATTTTACGATCAGAGTACCACTCAGTGAGTAGAGCAGGGATTACTCCCATCTTTTCATAAGTAAATATAGTACCATTAGCAGAAATCATCCAGGGCTTATTACTATCGAATACCATCTTCCATATTTCGGCAGCAGACATTGCCACACTGCGACCATCTTCATAATCTACATCAAGAATAGTTCCCCGCTCTTGATTCATGATCGCAGTGTATTCTAAACTGCCAAATAACCCTTCCCATAACATAGAACCAGTTACGTCGTCATCGCCCTCTTTAAACCTAGCCTTTTGGCTGGCTAGTTTCTTTCCCTTGTCAGATAAGAATCGCTGAGTGAGTGTTGGTCTAACTTGTGCGACGATTGTTTCTGGGGCCATGTTGAGGGCTCTAATAACCGAGGGATAGAGCGACGCAATGTCCATACCTCCGATCCATTCACTAATGCCTTTCTTGGGCGTAGCAACATAGGCACCTGCCGCGGCTTGGTCATCTGCTTCTTTCTCCTGTTTGTCGGGAACTACCATACCCATACTATGGGCTTTGTTAATAATTGCCATTTCAATTTGAGCCACAGACCCCATTGCGGTGGGCAACAAAACTGTATTTTGATGTGCTATACTATTAGCAAGATCCAAAAATTGTAGTTTATTATGAATCTTTACCAACAACATCGTGTCTTGACGATTATATTCAATGAACTTTTTGAAGTCTTTATTATAAAGCTGATCTAAGGATCCTTCGTATTGGGTTTTATTCTCACCCACTTCCATCTCACCTATGAAGTCGAGTTTATAGCTGTGCCTGGATTCGTAATTGTATTTTTTATACAGTTGTAAATAGTCCATGTGAATTCTGCCCACTAGATCATAAGTCGTTTCTGTTTTGCCAAAACGCTCATACTCACGTGGTTTAGGAAGATGACCCATTAGACAAAATTTGCGAGTATCATCTTTGCTCATCACTCGGGTAACACGATTTACCATATAAGGTATATCATACCCCTCAGAGTTCCATCCTGTCAGCACATCCGCATCTTCAATTAACTGAAAAAATGTTTCAAACATTTCAATTTCGTTAGTAAAAACGATGCAATTTTCAAACTCACTACTAATGTGCTGTGCCATTTCACTACTATAGTGCTTGGGAGCAATCACCAATGTTACAAGCTGACCCAGCCAATCTAAGTACAATGAGATTGCTGTTACTGGATTAAAGGGGTCTTGTGGAGAAGCGAACCCTGACTTATCGCCTTTAATCATGTACGTGGAGTCTTGTACCCTAACCCATGAATCTAACCTAGAGTCCCACACGGTGTAATCTAGGTTGTTCTTGAGATTCCTCAAATCTTTTACTGTGATAGTTTGGTCTGCTGTATCAGCCTTACGAATTTTTACTTTAACATCATTAGAAATCTCAGCTGGTTTCCAATCTACCTCGATGTCGAAAAATGCTGTATGGAGTTTTGGGGCATCTTTCCCAATATAATTTTCACTTAAGCAGCGGAATACTACATTTACGTCGCTTTCGTATAATTGATTTTTGGAGTGGATTCGTTTTTCTTTTTCAAACTCAATGCGTCTTTTAGTTGAAAATCTACTTAGTGATTTTCCATCTGTGCCCTTATATTTACCTTTGGAATCTGGGTAGTAAAATAGGTAGTTGGTAGGATATTCTATATATTGACGTACACCCTTATTATCACGTTCGACCACTATGATTTTATCTTTGTCGCGGTCTAATACAGAATCCACATAGCTCATTACAGAGTTCGACCCACAGTTTCTAAAATTGTCACTAGTTCTTCGTGGTCTTGATTGGTTTTAGTGAGTGAGGCTTTGTGTGCCAACCTAATTGCTTTTTTAAGAATGCTGGGCTTGATTTCCATTTCCTCGGCTACAGCTTTAACCAAATCAGACAGCCCATCGCTTAGACTGTCGACCTCATGCATGGTTTGGCAACCTTCGTTTATTACCTGAGTTAGGCGTATTTTTTGCTCATTAGAAAATACTCGACTTGTCATGATTTCTCCTTTAAGAATAATAGTTGTATTTTATAGTATGTGGGGATGAAAGTCAACAGTATGGCAACCTAACAAAGATGGTTATAGATTTTTTTCTACGATTTTTTTAACCACAGTGTATAATCCAGGATTGACTTTGATGGCATGTGGAACCATATGCTTCCTAACATAGTTTCTAGTATATTTTTCATCTGAATTGCTTGAATCTTCACACCATGATAACCCTTTCCGGCTACACCAACTAATAAATTCACTTTTGGGAGTAGTTAGAAAGGGTCTGATAACATTGTTGCGAATCATGGGAATGACTTTAGGGGTGCCATGTAAACATGACCAAAGATAAGTTTCCACACAATCATCTAAATGATGGGCTGTAACTACCGGTCCCATGCCTTCCCTAGAAAGAAAATCGTATCGTTCTTGGCGCCAAAATTCTTCGATACTCATGTCTTTTGGTTTATCCTTTCGCAAAAACCCAACCAATAAAGGCAAGTCATTGGCTGAACAATATTTGCCCACAAATTCAAATGCTCGATCACTATTTTCTGTACCATGATGGTAGAAGGCGCAGGTAACAGTATGTTTTCTACGCAAAAAATCACAAACGGCAACGCTATCAATTCCTCCAGAAAAGGCGATAGTAAGTTCACGCGGCAGAGGCGCTAGAATTTTTAGCATTTTACAAAATGGAATAGTGGAAAAATATATTATACAGTAAAATCTGGTTTATTGAAAGATTTTTGGGTGTTTTTTACCATACCACTTAACCATTTTACCTGCTACCATATCTGCTAATAGCTCAATTGGACTACCTGGATAGCTATCGTCGGGTCCTATCATACCCAATTCATGTTGTTTTACATGCGTTAGTTCATGTGCCACAGTTCGTAGAATGTCAACCAAATTGCGATTTTTAGCATATACCCAAATCTCACCTGAACCAGGTTGATGGCCACCTGTATGTGTATTGGATTGCGCTTCTTCGGTATCCAGACTCAATTCTATTTTAGGTTTATTACTTATATTAAGTTTTTTACAGACCCAATCGCAAAATTCATCTACTTCTCCCTTTACGGACATATTCGCGTTTTCAGTTAACGATCTAGTACTTAATTTAAATGATTCAGGTTTTATTAAGCCCATAATTGAAATCATATTTTCTAAATCATGTCTTGACTTAAAGAAAAATGTATCAAGTAAATCAAATCCCAATTCAGTTGTACTATATTCGTATTTGTCAGGGAATCTGGTACCATCATCAAATTCTATTTGTGTAATTTTGCCATCGTCATATTGTATATCTACAATAGTTTTTGGATTTTTAAATCCTAACAAAATTATAGCGTATGAATAAATATCCAACTTTGCCTGTAATAAACAAAGTTTTGCACCTATTTTAACTGGTACATGACTCTTTTTACTACGATTTCGCAATTCAGCGTAAAATTCTTTTATTTCAGGATCAAAATTTTCGTATATATGTGGCAATAAATTGTTTACCCAATCAGTAGTGGGATTTATAACCGTTCTTCCATAATGTTTGAAACTTAAATCTTCATATACTAAACTAATTTTACGGCTGTCGTTATTTGGTCCCATTCGCCTTAAAACTTTTTTTTTAATATCTTCCGTTGTTAATTCTTTTTCATCAAGCTTACTTTTTATCCAATCATCAGGTGTTTTTTTGTATTTTTTCACAAAAATATCGTGTAACGCATTAGCTGATATATGGTGTTGTTTTGAAATCTTTTTCATTAGCTTAGCTATGGTATTATAATCGTGTTTATCTAATGAAGGCAATTTAGTCTTCAAGTCATTTGCTGCTGAATCTAATATTATTTCATTATAGCGCATTCTTGATCTATTTGCCTGTTAGTACTACTTTAGGAAGTTTTGGTAGCGAATCAAAACTTTCCGGGAGAGTAGCCACCCATCACCCTAACTACAACGGTCCTAAGGATGAATTCTCTACTTTGATTCCATACTGCTGAACCATGGATCAATAATTACTAATGTTCCATCTGCTCTCGTCATGACATTCGCAGTATGTAAATCCCAATTAAATTTATTTATCTTACCAGTCTGATATAAAATCTGCATGAGCGAATAAAATATTCCCCACTTTGCTATTTCCATTTTAGACCAAGATTGTATGCGGTCTAATATAGAATTTACTGATGGTGGCTCACTCCAATATTTCCAACTGTCGGCCGATAATATTTTTTTGTAAACAGTATTCCACTTTAAGTTTTTTGTGACAAAATCACTGAGTATCCATACTATTGCTTCTTCAACACTACCTTCTTTTAATGGATACAGTTCTTCCATAGCGATTTGTATATATTCTTTATTACCTATGGTGAATGTAGTGTGGTGTTTTCCATCTATATTAATAAATCTTGGTAAATTCTCATATTGCTGATATTGTTGGACAAATTCATAAAATTTATAAAAAATATCTGCCGAAGCAGTTCTATCATCCTGATTACCTGGCATTATGATTTTTATGACTGTGCCAACATCCTTAGCCCATACAGTTGCGTCGGCACCCAATCCTAACATTCTATATCCTGCTTTTTTTAAAATAGCTGATATTTGTTTAGAATTGGCTGTGCGTGTTTCTGCTTCTTGGGTTAATTCATGGTATCTCATTTTTTATATATTAACTATGTTTGATTGCATCGCATTATGGTCTAAAAATCTCAGCAGATAACATGTTATCAGGTGTTGATATTCCCAAACTTGCCCTAGCCCGGGCTTTTGCTTCTTGTTCATTGGAAGCAACTACTTCAATAGAGTCAGAACCATCTATTTGTGATACCGTCCACCAATTTTTACCTTGGGCCTGGGGTTTACCTGCTTTTATATTTCTTAGTTGTCCTTGTCTGATAAAATTCTTTAGTTCTTCTTTGGGTAATCCACCTGCACTATATATAGCAAAGATGGCCAATGGATCTTCCTTAGACTTAGGTCGTAGTAGTTGATACAGCTTTTTCAAATATTCTTGTCGATATTTTTCAGGATCTAATGCCGCATCAAGTGCTACCACAAATCGTAACAGCGTATTTGTTAGTTTATCAATATCTTCGTTTAACCAATCACCGCCTGGACTACGAAATTCTACATACCCTGCTTTGGGATGAATACTCGTGTATTTACCATAGTTTGACGTAATAAGGTTTGCTGCTAAATTATTCAATCCTGAACGCATTTGATTTAATAAATTTTGAACATTTTCGGGTTTGTCTTTCATAGTTAATGTAATCTTTTCTAGGGCGCCCGCTGTAAAAGAATTTGCTGCTCTGCCAAATTGATCTAATACATATTTGTCACCTAATAGCAAGGCTAATTTAGTATAATCTAGATTAGCAAAGTTTACATTAGGTATACTCACATTCATATGTAAGCCAGTTGACTTATTTGTAGTAGCGCCTTTACTTTTTGCCCAGTTGATCGTTTTGCTTAAATCACTTAACAATTCATCGATTGGCATGGGGGGCGTGATAAATTCTAGTCCTGCCCCTTCGCCGTCAGTGGATATACTGCTATCTGGCTCTAAAGAGTATTTTCCTGGCTCTCTTCGTGCGGTATGATATGTGTGACTAACATTTACTGGCTTGCCAATCATATCACTGAATTCTTCACCTATAGTTTCTAGTGCTAGCTCTCCTTTATTTGTTTGACTGTAATAAGGCCATTCGATAGAATTTGAATAATCCTCATGAACACTAGACATCCAATGCCAGCCTCGATCACTAAAGAAATCAGTTTCGTCTGGATTGTCTTGATCTTCCATCCAACTATCATACACCCGCTGATATGTTCTACCCTGGGCATCCCATTCACTTTCAACAAATTCATCAAACATCTTTGTTACGCGAGCGCTTACTTTATCCTCAACTTTATCCTCATCGGGATCCAAATCTAATTCCTTTGCTGCGGTTTCTTCAGCGGCCTCATAATCAAATACTTCAATCATTTCGTCACGAAAGAAACCATCACGCTCATCTTGCCATAATTCGCTTAGTTTTTCACTGGCCCATTCATTATAATCATAATAAATTCTTTCCATGAATCTTGCTACGTCTCTGCGACTATTAGTATCACCATCAGCAAGAAAAAAATTTTCTATACCAAAAAAACTAATAACTCTATCATCGCTATCGTAGTCAGGCTCCATATCACCATCTTCTTCTGCTTCTACACCAGGTACAATCATTTCAAATTCCATGCCAGCCAAAGCACCAATAGTAGCTGCTAGTTTCCGTAGGTTACTAGGACTCATATCAATTTCTGTTAGAGTTTCTTCTTGTAGTTTTACACCAGTAACATGTTGTAATAAATTCCAAGCTGCTTTTTTATCGGTAGAAAGTAAAAACCGCATTCTCACTTTTTGTTCAGGTGTGGCAACTTTTTGAAACTTCATAAGTTCCATCATTCCTATATTACCTGGATAACTTAACTCTGATAGAATTTCGTGGGCTCGCATTTATTCTCGTTCTTTTTTTAAGGTTGCTCTAATGAACCAAGCTTTTTTACCATATAAATCTTGTAACTCAGCCATAAAATTGGCTATACCTTGTTGGCGTTCTGCTGTAGCTTGATCAAACAATGTAACTACTAACTCAATCATTTTTTGAGTATCTGCTAAGCTTTCTTGAAGCATGAGCATAGCACGGGGAATTTTAATTTGATCTTGTATGATAGTAAGCTCAGCATATCTCTGAAGGCTTCCTGGAGTATAATTATCTAATACCCTAATATATTCTGCTATTTGGTCTAGGGTTCCCGATACATCACTGTAAAGAGTATCATAGAAAGCATGATATTGAGGGAAATCACTACCCTCTATATTCCAATGAAAGTTTTGACTTTTAATAGCAAAACTCTGTGTGCTTGCTAATAACACCTTTAGACTATCCGCTAACATTTTTAACTCCAGTATTAATTTACTTATCTATATTTATTACTACGCGTAAACCCGTAGTACCTTTAGTTCAAGGCGATTCAGCGGCGTGGTAGCTTACGTTCGTTTTGTATTCCACGCATAATGGCGCTTTCACTTTTATTTCCCCAGTTTTTAGAACCCTTATTGCGACATTTTACTAGCGCACCACTGGCATATGCTGAGGGCCAAACTTTATACCGGCTTTTCACTTTATAATAGCAAGCGTCCTTTTTCTCCATCATTAGTGCTTCACTAAACATTGGACCTGCACATTGTGGACATTTTTCTTCAGTCATATCTTTATTTTCGCGCGCCGCGCCGGCCTCTGTTGTCGCCTTAAAGGCATCTTGCCCGTAACCTTCTGATACCGCTTCTTGAGTATTTTTATGAGAGTTGTTTAGTTTATTCATAATTATTTTAGTCATTGACTTTGTATATCGATCTATTACCCGTCCCTGCTTTAACAGATAATCAAATTTTTGTTGGTCTTCTAGGGTTTTAAGTTCATTTTTTATCTTACTAAAATATTCCCCCAACAGAGTTTGAATATTATGCTCTAATCTTTCAAATATCCAATCTTGCAGGTAGTCTAATTTACTATCGGGGCTAGTTAACATGTCCGGAATATAAATATTATCTAACACATACTTTAGCGCAAGCTTTTCGTGTTGAGCAAATAATGGGAGATTTCTTAAGGCTTGGATACTATTAAGTTTTCCAGACAATGAAGTTATGTATTTAAATGCTTGCTGAACCACATTTGAAAATGTTCCGCCTCCCAAACCTTCTGCTAAATTCCCCTCACCAGAAAATACAGTACCATTATTAGCTTTGCGATCATATGAACCTACAATTTCGTTATCTTTGCGGGCTATTATACGGTTATGTACTTTATCATTCCAAAACTTAGTATCAACGCCATGTTCTTGTCTAACTTGCTCTGCCCATTTTTTAACACTTACTATAGGTTGCCCTTCGTTCATACCCAGATCCTCTTCATTTGTTTTCTTTTTACAACTGCCTGGTGCCCCTGCCGTAACACCTTGAACTCTTGAATACCCTGGCCAACATTTTAGTTCGTCAAGTTGTTCCTCAGACACAGCTTTTTTTATTTCATTCATATCAATCTCCCAATTATCAGGGACAAGCATATTCAAATAAGTCAACGCTTTTTCAGCCTTATTCTTATCATCAAAATATACAGCCTGTATAATAGGCTTGCTGTTCCGTGTTGCTTGAATTAGTCTTGGGTACCGATCCCCATCGGTAAATTTTATATAATTTATAGTACCATCACTATGTAATTTTATATCAGCAATTTCTTTGGGTTCAGTAAAACCCAAGGCATCGATTTCTCTCCAAGCAAATCTAATTTCAAATGCCAGTACCGCAAACTTGTCCCCCACTTTAATTTTCTTTTTAGAATCTACACGCGCTAACGCTTTTATAAATTCTTGAATCTCGGCATTTTCTTTTGATTCTGTTAACTTAGCATTGCTTAACATTTTTATATTAGAGATAAATTTTTGATGGGGCGCTTCAATATTATTGGATTCAAAATATTGCTTAGCATAAGATACTATGTTATCATTCGATAACTCTATAGTTTTGAATTTGAGTTCTATTTCGGTTACATCTTCATTTGTTTTCTTTTTTGTGGCAACATTCTTTGCTGCACCTTTACGCTCAGGGTTAGGATCTTCTCTACGCTTTTTACTAGCAGCATATTTGCGGCCATCTTTACCTAAACTATGTGCCTTACTTTGGGGCAAGCATTTTGGCTTACCCTCGCTATCATCGCCTCTAGCGCAATCACCCCGGATCTTGCCATCTGGACCAAAACGAACCCACTTTTCTTTAAACCATTTGCGTAAGTCTTCAGATATCATGAGTTTTTAATCACTTTTTAGGTAGTTGGATTACTTTGGTATTTTGATGTTTGGATTTAAATTTAGGTAATTCTTTCTCGGCTTCGCCATATGAATTATACATATCTCCGATGTATCTTCCCAATCCATCAACAATGCTAAATTTTGCTGTTACAAACGCATCATTTCCCTTAGTGAGAGCATAATGAGCATCCATATCTTTTGGTGGGGCTTCAAATATACCTTTCTGTTTCTTCTCAGGAAGACCTTTGTGCTTAGTTTGAGCAAAATCTTTAGCTGCCTTTTTAGGCATGTCTTTTGCTACTTTAGCAACTTCTTTACTTGCAGGCTTTTCCCCCTTTTGTGTGGCGTGAACCATACCCATAAATTTTTGTTGGGCTTGGCTAACTGCTTTTTCGGTTATTTTGCCTTCCGCCACACCTTGCTTGTATAAGGAAATATTACTGACTGGAATGACTCCATGATATTCTATAGTATCACCTGCATTGTCTTGCACATTGCTGTCAATGCCAAACTTGTTTGGATCTAGTCCTGCTGTAGAAATTTTAAGCATAACAATTTGATCCAACCATTCATCCGGAACCATGTCACTGGTTTCAGCATAACTTTCTGCTACATCAGGATCTAGTGCAAGATATACTACACCACGCTGACTGTCTTCATAATTACGCCTGCCTCCAGACCCTAGCCCTTTCAATTGAATACTTTTCAATCTTGGTTTATAAGTAGCATGGTATAATACTGAAGGTACATCTTGATCCAGCCCTTCCGCCACACCTTCATATTGTAGGCCTCCTGCGATGACACCTGCACCAGTAACAGACTCATCTGTAAATTTATCTTGTAATGCTCCGCCTAACCTAGCACCTGCTATAGCAGCACTAGGCGTCTTTCCGAGGACTGCACCAGCGGCCCCACCTAACATAGCGCCCTTCATACCTTCTTGAGTCATAACTTTGTGTTCTAGATATTCACGGATAGTGTTTAAATAATCATTTGCTTTGATAATTTTTTCTTGAACCCAACCCTCCAAACCCTGATCTTCGCTGATATTGGATATCAATTCATATACTTTTTTAGCATTCTTTGCTGATTGAAACAAGTCACTGCGCGCCATTTCAACTTCATGGTCAGTTCTATCTTCTTTGTGTGAGATAAATCCTGATTTCAACTTGCGGCCCATTCCAGGAACCATAATCAAATCTTCTTCATCCAGCTTGGCTTCATCTACTTTGGTGGATATTTGAGGACTAGATTGAGGTTTGCGTTGTCGTTGTGGTCCCATCAACTTACGCATTTCTTCTTTGGTTTTACCGTATTTCTGTTTAAACTCTTCCTCAGATATACCATTCACGCCCCTAGAAAGGTCCATTTGTAATTCTTTTACTCTTCCTTCAGCAATACTATTGGCGTATTTCTTTTTTGTTTTTGTACCAGTCAGTAGATTGCCACCTTTGCGACTTTGTTTAAACAATGTTGTGGGGACCGTAGCAACTGACCCACTGGTAGTCGTTTCTGATATTATGTGCGTGATTTTCATAATTAAATCCAATAGTTAATATACTATTTATCAAATCATTATGGTTTGATGTTTTGATCATTCACGTAATAAAGGCGGAATTCCTGCTCTGGATACAGTAGACTTAAATGCCTTGGCGTTCTTTTGTATAGAATCTGGGCGAACATCCACTGTTAATGCTGTAGAATATCTAGGATCATTTTTTTCTTTTTCGGTGGGGATATACCCACTTGCTTCCGTCACTTCTTTTACAGATTTCCATTTATCGCTTAAATTATCCACTAAGTCTTTAACAGTGGACAGCTTATTTACCTGCATGTACTTAATAATACTAACTGCGTGTGCTCTGTCTGGGCCCCCACCTGGCTTTCGAGCATTGCTTAAATCATTTGCCAATCCCTGCGCAGCATTTTCCTTATCATAAGTGTATTGTAAAGAATATCTTAACGCATCTGCCTTCTTACTTAGCTGACTTTTATCTTTTGCGTTAACCAATTCAATCCATGGTATCAAATAACCTTTATGGCTACTAACATATCCTCTAGCAGTGTCTTGACCTTTAAGTATAGATACATCTCCCAACTTTCTTGTGTCTTGATTTCTCCAAGCAGATTTGTCTGTATAAAAATACGCAGTGATTCCTAATCGTTTAGCTAAAATTAAAGTTTGTCTAGCCCATGCTCTAGTCTGTGGTTCTGCGTCAGATGAAACATAAATATGAATCGCAGTAACGCCCTTAGTGCTCATTGTGGGGTCTTTGCTGAATATTCTATCTTCAGCTTCATGTGCCCTATGATTACTTTGTAGAGGGTCTCTATTTAACCAATAATCAACTGGTGCGCCCTTATAATGTCTGTTGTACCAAGTACCATCTAGCACAAACAATACTGCATCACTACCAACAAAGTCATGGTAGCCGCCGCGGCGCGTGCGAGTAGTACTTAAAAAGTAAGGATACCCTTTAGGAGCATACTGTTCTTCTACACTACCCAATGTGCTGCTCAACTGAAACTCGCCGGTTGATAGTATATTTCTAGCGGTTATCGCCCTAGTATAATGATACACTATGGAACTTATGCCCTCTTGTATAGGGGTACTCGATTCACGCATAGCTCTTGGTTTAGCTTTTTCGCTAACATTATATGTAGGGTCTACCTTTTGACGCTTTATGCCCTTGGGTTGGTTCTTATCAAGAGGATCGATATCAGTGGTCGTCAGACCTGTTTTTTCTAACCCTTTAATGTATTTGTGTTCTTCGGCTTCACTACCAAATGAGAAGATAGTACTAGGAGGCCCCTTGCCAAAATCATGTTTACCTAAACCCTTTAAGTCACTGATATGCTGGCCTAACTTGTACCAATCATAAACATCACTCACATCTACTCTAACTGTGCCAGCTGGCATAGTTGGTTTAAACTCTGGTCCAGGAGGAGGACCATTTGGATCATAATCTTCTTGGTACATACTTTCAATACTTAGATTTTTGCTATGCAGTTCATCTTTTAGCGCATACAACTTTGTAATAAATCCCTGACTTCGTAATGCTTTAAAAGCTAGATTTTCGGGACCAAATTCGCCCCCTTTATCTAATCCTGCTTGTCTATACCGTCTTATTGTTTTTAATACTTCAGTCACTTTAGCCAAATCTTTTGACCGTAATGCGCTAACTAGCAACTCTTTTAATTTATTATACTTTGCTGCACTAGCAGTTTGATCAAATCCTGCTCTGCGTTTTGTTGGTATCCTGATCCATTGATTGTTCATCAGACTATACTCACCCAAACTTACTACGGGTTCGCTAGCATCTTGTACATACAGTTCTACTGGAATTCCATGAACCTTGATATCATGTGAATCGTTGTAAATTGTTTTTTTGGCTGTAAATAGTTCTTTGTAAATTTCATTGTCAGGCATGCCCGACATATCTACTAAGATATGTAAATCTAAATCACTATGTTTGGTATATGAATAGGCTGCATTACTTCCTGATACAGTAATATCTTTGACATCTAACCCACTAATACCCAATTCTTCTAAGAAGTCTTGAGCTATAATAGTTAATTGGCGCTTGACCTCATGGCGGAGTTTTTGCCCAGCGAACAACTTTGGATTAAGTTGGTCGTGAAAAGTAACCGCATCTGATAATCTGAAAGATTCTAATTGAGTAATATTCATGTATGTATTTATTCTCCGAGCGTAAAACTGCGGGATCTTTAGTCCCGCAGATGTAAGCGAGTAACTATCCCTGTTCTGCTGTGTGTTTAGCTATTGTTTCAGTTAAAGCATCCCCGCGGTAGAACAAACAAAATATCCACTGGACCAAAATATGTGGTTCTTCCAAAAGTGTTTTCGGATATAA